CCTTCGGATCAGGTATCTCATAATGTTTAGTACTGGAGTTTTAGCCGCAAAAATGAACGGCAATGGTCTTGGCTCAAGCAATAGTAGTAGTAGTGCAAATACTACTACAGTCACTATGGGCACAATATCTAATGTATCATATGGTTCTGGGTATGGTTACGTGACTGCACCATTTGCAACACAATCAAGGGCTGGTGGTAGTAATCCAAGCCCTACAACTCAGACATTTGGCGGACAGACATTCAATCATCTTTCCGTAGGTGAGTACTCACAATATGGTAATCGCAGTATGAATATAGAAATACCTTTTGGAAGTAATGCGTCAAACCATCCTACTAGCAACTGGTTGACTAGTTTAGAAATTAGCGATGGCCAAGGTAATAGTGTTGAAATAGATATGTCTAATTTTACTCGATATAACCATACTGGCAGCCCGTATTATTCACGAGGGGCAACTTACATCAGAAGTGGTTATAGTTCTAATTTTGTAGATACTACTAATAACAATAAGACTTTGACTTGGGACTTTGTTTAATGATAACCTTAATTGAAAATAATAACGTGACAGCTGAATTGGTTGAATCTATCTACACACCAAACCAAGCATACTTTGATGAATATACATCAAACATGGGTATGGAAGATAACACTCAAGTTCTTGATGCTTTAAAATGGAAATTGACAGAAGATCAAGGTCATGGTATTGAAAAGGTATTGTCTATACTAGATGACGGTGTTATTGTAGGTTTGATAGAAGGTCTTATTGATGGTTCTACAATACACACTTCAATAAACTTTAGTAGAATTCCTTTCGCTGATTATGCAGAACAGTTCCACACATACTTACAAAGCATCAATGTTAATAAAATGATTGCTTGGGCAAAACCTGACACTCCTGATGACATTGCTTTAAAAGCTGCACTTAATAAGCCTGACTTATATGCTGTTGAGAGCAGTATAATATCAACATTTCCAAGATCTGAAGATGATATTATTAATCATAGTCTTATAACGTTAAACGTAATATAATACTATTATAAATAAAGGTATTAGAACACAAATTAGGTACACTTATGGCTTCAGCAAATATAACACCGAAGAAATTTCTTAGTCCTGCACAAAAGATAAAAGCCTATGACTATACTGGAGTTAGATACGTTGCTGCAAGAGTAAGTGATACCGGTTTAAATGATATACAATTCACTAAGATGAATGCATTTGGATCATACCAAAAACGACCGTACGATGCTGTACGAAGTAACAGTGCTGATGGTCAATCGGGTGAAAGTATACTTAATGGTGTAGTAAGTAATCCAAATGCACAGCAAAATGCACACAACCAACAATCAATTGTTGACGGTCAAACATGGAATTCTACTTATGGTATAATCGGTGTTTATAGTGCAGAGCCTGACGGTTCACATTTTACAGATTTGGAATTTAATAACCGTGATCCAAATAATGAAAAAAGCTTCTTTGAGACTGGGGACGTTAATCGTTATAATTTTCGCGATGGTGGTACATATGATGATCCGGCAAATCCTGGAGAGTATCTTACTCGTGGTCCCTTAGCACAGTTTTCATTCAGGACAAGCGGTGTACAAAATGTTAATATCTCATCATTTTATGTCGATGATAGCTCGAGTAGTTTAGAATCTGATGGTAAAATTTCGTTATCTGACTCGACGGATATATCAAAACCGTTATCAGCTAATGCTAAGTTGATTACAAACAAACAAACTCCATTACAATCATTCTCATGGATTGGGTTTTTAGCTAACACTACAAGTCAATCTATAGGAATGACATATCTTAATGCTGAAGATCGTAACATTGTTATAAACAGTATACTTGACGGATTTGTTGATGAAAGAGAAACTTTTAGTTCTAGTGATACAGAGTTTTATGGTGGGCAATTTGGTCTTGCTCAAACTAGAGAAACTCAACATAAAGTAGATTCTATATACGATGGAAATGATGATATTATTCCAGAAAATATAATGGCTGATCGATTAGCTGGTTATAGTGATGCTGATGATGGTATCGCAAACCCAGCCCCGTTAGACTTTGCACGAAAAGATAAAACTGATATACTATATAATGTCGAGCCAGATAAAATAATGGGTCCATTTGTTCATCCTCTAGACCGATCAGGCGTTACAGGTGATCTTAATAGCGGAAGACGCAGTACATCTGGCCCTTTAGGGAAAGAAAGCGGAGGAGCAAGCTGGCCAGGATTTGAAAGACATCCTAACGATTTACAAATTGATTCCGAAGACACAAATACATTGTGGGAAGATATAGTCGGTAATGCATATCCATTATCAAAGGCTGCAAATCCATTATGGGATGAATTTTTTAGAATTGGTAATACGTTGCGTATCGTGAGTTTAGGTGATGGTACAACAACAAAAACCCACTTTGAGAAGTCTGGTTGGGTTGCAAATAAAGATGGTCATGGTGCAAATCCTGCAGTCGGAGATACATTTGTTATAAATCCGTACTTAACCGGCAGTACACTCCAAGGCGGCCTACGTAATGAAATCGAATTCAGTGGTAGTAATATATTAGGTACACCGTCAAGTGTTAATCAGGCGTATGTCACATTAGTTCGAACTAATGCTGTTACAACAAGTTCCTTACCAGTATATAGTACAAAGTCGTTAAAGAAATTAACACTTGCGACAGCGCGATTTAGCGATTTTGTCGGAGGCGAGTATGGTCCTGGATCAGGCCCTAGAGCTGGCGAGCTGTGGACTGGACTAGGTAAATTTGAAGATCATGATGGCGGAGGTGGATTTCAAGTTGGAAGAATGATATATCAAACTGCTGATAATCAACCTTATGCCACAACTGATTTGCGTGGTAGTATTACTGTAACAAATGCTACAACATATTCGGCTGTTATTGTAGAATCGGTTGTTGATAAAATAAGTGAAGAATGGTATATTGTTCTTGCAAACGAGACTGGCACATTTTTAAACACCCGTCATCTAAGAAGCAGACAAAATGGAATTAAAACAAATAGACAAAAAAATATATATGATTATGCCAATGGCCTTGTAAGTACAACAAATTCTACCGGATTTCCATTCGAGCGAAATATATATTATGCAAAATATACTGTCGACAAAGATGGACAAGTTCTCGCAAAGTTACCAGATACAGTGGCAGGTCTAGATATACCAGAATACTTGAATCAATCACATAATGCTAATAATGTAGGCTATGTTGATGATATTCCTAACTTTCGAGACACAGACACAGCGAATGCAAGTTATAATGCAACATCGCGTATTAAAAATAGAGATAAAGATGATTTAAGTACACATATATTAACATCAGCGGCCGCTGGTGGGGTAAGTGGTAAAGCGTCTTATGATCTGGCAGATGTAAGTGCACCAACTGCGTATAATCCATCGACTCGAAAAAATGAAATTAGAGCCAGTGATATGCGGAATGCCGTATACCCATTTAAATATGAGTGTAGTTTATTTGAAATGGGTTCTGATTTTTTTCAAAAGTATACAACTTTAAGTACCGGACAACCTGAGTATAAGGATTATGGCGCTGATAATATATGGAGAGACTTACCTGCGATTAATAACGGGTTCTTAACTCGAGTTGGTGACGTATATATTAATCCAACTGGCACCGGGGGCCAGATGCCAAGATTTGATATACCTTATGATACTGTCAATCCGACTGCATATAAAATTAGTACTACCAAATTTAGCGCTAAAATTCAGGGAAATCGTGCTTATCAACGCATCAATTATTATACAGGCAAATGGCACTATAGTCAAATAGCTCATCCAGGGATATGTATAATCAGATCTAATGTATTCGAATCTACAAATAGATCTGATTATAATGAAATTGTAGCAGTAGCAAGAACCCTCGATGATAAAGTGATAGGTGATGGCGCTGCTGTTGATACACAAATAACGTGTTCCATTCCAGCAATGGAATATATAGTAGAAAAGCCTGGAAGTTATATCGTGACTTATATAGCTAAGATAAATAATAGTGATTACTCTGGAAGTGCCGCGCATCGTCTAAGTTATAAAAACGCCTTTGGTAGTACACCGATCGTAACATTTGAAACAATTTAAAATAGGAAAAAATCATGGCTGTACCTAATTCAAGACCAACATTAATTAATTATTGCAAGCGCGCATTAGGTGCACCTGTAGTAGAAATTAATGTTGACGAAGATCAAGTAGAAGATCGTATAGATGAAGCCTTACAATTCTATCAAGAGTATCACAGTGATGCAATTGAGAAAGTCTACCTAAAGCATGAGATTACTCAGACAGATATTGATAATGGCAAACTAGCTGTTCCGGTTGGTATAGCTATAGGTTCAGGCATCACGAATGTAACTAAGGTATTCAACCTGACTCCTAACGGTGGTGCATCGTCTAGCAATATGTTTAACTTTGATTATCAGCAAGCTTTAAATGATATGCATAATCTACAGTATCATACTGGTTTAGTTGATTTTGCTATGAATAGAATGCATAATGAAATGTGGCAGATGTTAACAGACGACGATGATAAACAGTTTGATTTTAAACGTCATCGTAATACTATCATCATGCACATGGATTGGGACGAAGCTACTGTAGGTCAATACTTAATTTTTGAAGCTTTTAAGATCTTAGATCCAGGAACTTACTCTGATATCTACAATGATTATTATCTAAAGCGATACGCAACTGCTCTTATTAAACAACAATGGGGTGTCAATCTTTCTAAGTTCGAAGGTATGGTTATGCCAGGCGGTGTAACGTTTAATGGTCGTCAGATCTTTGATGATGCAAAGGAAGAACTAGAAAAACTCACAGAAGAAGCGAGATTAAATTGGGAAATGCCAGTTGATTTCTATACAGGATAATCTATGCCACGTAATGTATACTTTAGTCAAGCAGTAAAATCTGAGCAAAATATGTATGAAGATTTAATCATTGAATCTTTAAAGATTTTTGGTCAAGATGTTTTTTATCTGCCTCGTACGTTAGTTAATAGAGATGATATCTTTGGTGAAGATATTGCATCTAGTTTTAATGATGCTTATGGTATAGAAGCTTATATAGAAAATACTGATGGTTTCGAAGGTGATGGGGATCTATATAGTAAGTTTGGTCTCGAGATAAGAGACGAAGCCACTTTTATTATTTCAAAAAGACAATGGCAAAAATTTATTGGAATTAACTCAATTTCAGCAAATCCAAAACCTGATTCTGGTGATTTAATATATCTACCATTAAGTAATAGTTTTTTTGAAATTAGCTTTGTTGAAGAAGAACAGCCATTTTATCAACTGTCTAACTTACCCGTTTATAAGCTTAAATGTGCTCTATTCGAATACAATAATGAGGATATGGAAACTGGTATAGGTACAATCGATGATACACAGATTATTAACTCGTATCAAGTTACCTTAGATGTAACTGTTACTAATGGTGAACATTATGTAGTAGGTGAAACTGTTACTCAAACGGTTGCAACAGGAATTACAGTATTCGGTGAAGTTCAAACTGTCAATAAAATATCGACAGTTGCTGCAACGATAACTATATCAAATATAGGTACAATAGATACAACTAATGCTGCTACTATTACAGACTCTTCACGTAACTTCTTAGTAACTTCAGCATCTCTTGGATTCTCCGCTAATCTCGTTGGATCAACATCTACAAATACTTGTGTTATAACGAATGTATATACGTTAGCTGATGATAATGTCGCTAATACCTTTTCATCAGATTCACAAGCTAAAAACGTTCAATTCGAAATTGAAGGTGATAACTTTATTGACTTCTCCGAATCTAATCCATTCGGTGATCCATCGGAGACATTATAATGTTTGGTTCACATTTTTATCATGCCACAGTACGTAAATCAGTTGCTGTTTTTGGTACAATATTTAATAATATTACAGTTGCTCGTAAGAAAGGTGATGGTTCTCTTGTTAATCAAGTAAAAGTACCATTAGCTTATGGGCCTAAACAAAAATTCTTATCTCGGCTTGACTCTGAAACTGGACAAGACGCATCAGTAGCAATGAAGTTACCTCGAATGGCTTTCGAAATAACTGGAGTAGACTTTGATACAAGTAAAAAGCTTCAAAGACGATCAAGTATTGACGAACCAACAAGTACTACGGTTGGAGCTAGTGAAGTTGTATCTACTGATTTTACTAAGATCTTACCACTGAACCAGACTACACCCGCGCAGCCGGCAATATTCGCACAATCTCAACAACCTTACTTAGGAAGAACGTTCGCGAACCAAAAATATATTAATCCAGTCTTAAATTTAAGGAATATTGATGGTTCAGCTGGAGTAGACTTTAATGGTGAAAAGGTTTATACAATCCGGATTGACCCGATGCATCAATATGCTCCCTGGCCTCAAGACCCTACAACAATTCCTGGCTCTAAAATAACCGCATATCAAGCGGAATCACGTTATGTGATTAAACTTTTCGTGCCAACTAATGTAACAGGTGTTCACCCGACAACAGAGAATGGTCTTAGAGATACTTTAACTGGTCTCCAATTGTTTGATACACCTTCAACAGGGCTAGGCAATGACGGTACTCAACAGGCCGTTCTGTTATTACGCGTTGCAGATGCATTTGCTGTTGATACTACTGCATTTATGTTTAGTCAACCGACGACTGTATATTATTGGGAAATAACTCAAGCTACTATGAATCGCTGGTATGATATTGCACTAGTGCAACAATCAGCAATGACCCCAGTATCGTGGGGTACGTTCCCTGTAACTACTACTGCATCTATTACATCTCGTAAGTCGATTAAACAACAAGCACCATATAATATTAATATGCAGTTAAACATTATGGCAAAAAACCAAGATGATGGCTTGCAAATATTAGAACAAATCATACCGTACTTTCAACCAGAATATACAGTAGCGATAAAACCAATAGACGATATGACATCGTTTAAACAAGATGTACCTATTATACTTAATGATGTATCTTTTGATGATCAATACGAAGGCGATTATAATAGTCGAAGAGTGTTGATTTACACCTTAGACTTTACGATGAAGATGTCATTTTATGGGCCATTGACTGCACCTGGAATTATTCGTCAAGTGCTTATCAATTTTACAGAAGAAAGAATCTTTGGTACAGTTATTACATCAGCTACACCCATATCATATCCAACTTTCTTCGTGCCTGGAGCTACTATATATCAAGGATCTGATCGATCTAGAACTTGGTCAGGAACGATTGAATCTATCACTTCGACTACTATAAGGTTAGTTGAAAGTAATACAACCGGATATGTAGTAGGTAGTCCAATATATGTAAATAGCAATAATGTTATACAGGAAATTAATATTGTTGGCGATATATCACTTACTGCCGATATTAATACTATATCGAGTATGGATATAAAAGTCGGTACGACTGATACCGAGTCTGACTTTACAGTAACTACAACAATTGATAATAGTGACTTCTCATGATTGATAAAAAAGAAGCATTCAAGCAATCCTTAGAAAAGAATCTCCCAGCAGAAACAAAGAATGCTGCATTGGAGAAAGAGATTGCTTCGAAAAAAGATATTAATGATGACTACAAGTTTTCACGTGATACATATAAAGAGCTTATAAGTAAAGGTATGGGTTCATTAGATTCTCTCGTAGAGATTGCTCAAGAATCAGAACATCCACGAGCATTCGAAGTCTTGGCCAAGTCTATTAAAGACATTGGTGATGTGACTGATAAGCTTATGGCTCTTCAAAAGAACAAACAAGATCTAGTTGGAAAGAAAGAAAAAGAAGAAGCAGGTAAAGTAACAAACAACAATATGTTTATAGGTAGTACTACTGATTTACAGCGAATGCTACTTAACAATGATGAAAAAGTGATTAATGCCGATAAAGAATAATGAGTTTGGTTATCTTGGAAATCCTAATGTAAAAAGAGACGGAGTTGAAGCTCAGTTTACATTAAAAGAAATCAAAGAATATCAGAAATGTATGAAGAATCCTTCGTACTTTGTAGAAAAGTACGTCAAGATAATATCTCTTGATGATGGCTTAGTGGCGTTTAAACCATATGATTATCAACGGAATATGTTTGATCATTTTAATAATAACCGATTCTCAATCATATTAGCATGTAGACAGTCTGGTAAATCGATATCATCCGTAGGTTATCTCTTATGGTATGCTATATTCCATCCTGAAAAGACTATTGCTATACTTGCAAACAAAGGTGCAACTGCTAGAGAAATGCTGGCTCGAGTTACTCTTATGTTAGAGAACTTGCCATTCTTTTTACAGCCAGGATGTAAAGCATTAAACAAAGGTTCTATAGAGTTTAGTAATAACTCAAAGATAATTGCTGCAGCCACTTCTGGTAGTTCTATTCGTGGTCTATCGATTAACTTACTCTTCCTTGATGAGTTTGCATTCATTGATAACGATGCTACGTTCTATACGTCTACGTATCCTGTTGTATCATCTGGTAAGAACACTAAGATAATCATTACTTCTACAGCAAATGGTATCGGTAACGTATTCCATAAACTATGGGAAGGTGCTGTTACTAA